AATCACGGTCGCGTCATGCAGTGGCTGCTATTCCCTGCCCACGGCAATCAACAGCGTTCTCGGCGGAGTGAAACCAGACGGCACCAGCATCCTGAATACTTCGGGCGCGATCTCAGTGACGCCTACCTCGCTGGGGCTGGGCAACGTCACCAACAACGCGCAGACGCAAGCGGCGATTGTCCCCAATACGGCACCCGCTGCGGGACAGGTTCTCGCAGGAAATTCTGGCGGCACGGCTTACGCTCCGGTCTCGCTCTCGCAGGATTGCACGATGACGAGCGCGGGAGTCGTCACCTGCACCAAATCGAATAACGTCGCATTTGGAACTGGAGCTTTCGCAGCCGCCCCCCTGAGCAACATCGCGAACACCACCATCACCATCGGCACCACCGCAGTCGCCGCCAACACCTGCACTTCAAATTCCACCGCAACGATGACCGGCGTGGCGACGACTTCCACGTTCAGCTTCACGGCAAATGCAAGCGTGACCGGCGTCACCGGCTGGGGATCGACAGGCGGCCTCGTGATTGCGGCCTATCCCACGTCGAACACTTTGAACTATAGCGTCTGCAATCAGACGGCTTCGAGCATTACGCCTTCGGCTTCGGTGACCTTCAACGTGAGCGCGCGATGAAAAAGATTCTTCTCATCTTTTGTTTGCTGACGCAGGCGGCTTTCGCGCAGTGGGCGATTCCTGTCGCGACGGGCGCGAACGCGGGAAGCGGCGGCGGAGGGGTCACGGGTGAGTGGAGTTGGTATCAGGACGCGACCTCTTCCACCACGGGAAATTCTGGCAACTTCGGTATTCAGGCGGGATGCGGTTCTTCTCCAGGAACAAGCTGCACCTGGGCCATTTTGCCCACCAAGGCAGGCAGCGACCGGGTTTTGGGGATTATCACAACTCCGGGCACAGCAATTTATATTTCTTCCGCCTACGACTGCACCAGCTCCGGGGGATGCAATTCGGGAAACGCGCTCGACACCTTCACCGTCTCTGGAACCCACGCCTGGGCGCACGATGGCACGAACGACAATCAGGACCTGGCTTACGTGGTGAACGGCGCTTCTGGCGCGACTTACGTCACTGTAAATTTTTCGGGAACGCCCTCGGCGACGGTTGGCCCCTACGTCGATTTCCTGGAAGGACTGCCGCCCACTTGCGGCGGATCGCCATGCACCGGCGCATTCGACGGCTACGTCTGGAACGGAGCGAATTCAGGGTGCAGTCCTTGTACTGGTAGTTCCATCACGGTCTCCGCGACCGATCTGATCTTTGGGTTGATGGATTCATCCGTCCCTGTAGGCAACTTCGTGTCGCCGTATTCGATCGACGTGCCCGGCAACATGTTTGCGGTGAACGCAACTTCCGGGCCAGCGTATCAGATCACCACCGAGAGTTGGTACTCGCTCAGTGAGATGTCGTTCAAGCTGACTTCTGGAACCTTTACCGTTCCCTCGTCGCCCTTCACTTACGCGAACGGTCCGACGCCGCCATCGAACACTTGGCTTCCGACCGCCGTCACCACCGCGACCTGCTCGCCCTCTTGTACGCTTACGTTGCCAGCGACCAGTCCTAGCGGGGATTTGTTGATGCTGCTGGCCGCGCCTGCGCCGGGGCACACCGGAGTGCTGAGTTCTGTGACCAGCGGTGGGACTTGGGTGGTTCCCACCGGAGCGAGTACCTGCCAGAACACTAGCGTGATCGGGTTGAGTTGCGGCTATACGCTCTCCAGCGCATCGGGCGCAACTACCCTTTCCGTCACGATGTCTGCGACCGCCAGTTATCAATTTTCCTACACGGATATTCATAGGAGCAGCGGAAGTTTCACGCTATCTGGGCAGAATTCGGTGTCGAATGCCACGTCCCTTTCCACGATCACCGCGCCAAGCCTGACAGTGACAGGACCGGCGGTATGTTTCGGGCAATTTGCGTGGATCGGCACCGGCAGTCCCTACGTCATCAACAATTCGACTTATCCGTATCCCGGCGGACAGAACGCCTTTCAGGGGACTGGAACAGAGCCGTTTCCAACGGCAATGATGGGGCTGAATCTCGTATCTGGAACCTATGCTCCGCAGACCGAGCTGAGCGCGGCTTCGAGTAGCAGCGCCGCGACCCACATTTGTTTCAACTAGATGCCTTTTCTGAATTCCGATTTTCCACACACCCTAACCACACACAGGAGGAAGTGATGCCATCAGGAATCGTTATGCAATCCGGCTCCATCGGGGCCACACCGGAAGCCATCGAGAAAGTTCTCACCGAAAACGGCTACGAAATCGAGAAGGCCGTAGCTGAAGCGCCGCCTGAGCTAGTCGAACCCAAGCGCGAAGACTTTAAAAGCGACGAGGACTTCGACGCGGCCCAAGAGGAATTCGAAACCAAACAGGAAGAGGTTGCTGCAGCCGCCGCCGAAAAGGAAGAGCATGAAGAGGAAGCCCGCGAGAAAAAGGAACGCGAGAACGGGCGCAACAAACCCTCCCGCAAACAGCGTGCCATCGACAAGGCTACCCGCGAGCTAAAGGAAAAGAATCAGCAACTCGAAGAGCGCCTCGCCGCGCTCGAAGGCAAAAAGCCCGCGGCCGCCGGCGCGCTCAAGATTGAAGCGCCCAAGCGGGAAGATTTCAAAAGCGATCAGGAATTCGACGACGCGATGTTCGACTACCGCTACAAAGTCCGCCGCGCCAAGGAAGAGACGGAGAACCAGCAGAAAGCCCAGCAGGACCGCCTCAAAGAGAATTTCGAGAACTACCAAACCTCAGTTGCCGCCTTCAAGGAAGAGCATGACGACTGGGACGAAGTTGTCGATCAGAAAATTCCCATTCACGAGAGCGTGTACCTCACCATCATGGAGTTGGAGAACGGCCCCCAAGTGACTTACTACCTTGGGAAGCATCCCGACTTCGCCCGCCGCATCGCGGAACTCAGTCCTCTCTCCGCCGTCGTCGAAGTCGGCAAGCTCGCCGATAAACTCGCGAACGGCCAGAAACCACAAGACAAAGACGAGAAGAGGACTGCCACCAGAATCCCGCCGAAAGCGATTCCCGAGCCGGTAAAGCCGGTCTCGACTTCGGCCTCAGCCTCGACCCTCACCTCGCGCGAAGCCGCCAAGAACCGCGACTATAAAGCCTTCAAGGCCGCACAGCGCCGGGGGGCCTAACCCACAGGAGAAACCACTTTGGCCAATTTAATTCTCACCAATCAGGAGATCAGCCTCAAGAACCTCATGGTCCTTGAAAACTCGATCTCCTTCACCAAGAAAGTCAAACGCACCTACGACGACCGGTTCGGACGCGCCGGCGCGAAGATCGGTTACCTGATCAACATTCGCAAGCCCGCGCGCTCCGTCTCAACCGCTGGACAAGGCATCCAGCTGCAGGATTACATCGAACGCTCGGTGCCGCTGGTGCTCAACAAGCAGTACCAACAGGCGTGCGCCTTCACCTCGTCCGATCTCTCGCTCTCCCTCGACGACTTCACCAACCGGGTGACGAAACCGAAGATCGTGCAGCTGGCGAACGACATCGATTACGACGGCCTGCAGCAGTTCATCAACGTGCCCGCCGAAGTGGGGACACCGGGAACGGTTCCGAGCACAGTGGACACGTATCTGAACGCGCTGCAGATTCTGGCCGATGAAGGCTTCCCCATTGATGATGAGGAAGGGCTCTCGGTGCACATCTCGCCGCGGATGCAGCGCTCGATCTTCCCCGCCATGCAGGGCCTGGTCGCAACCGGCTCCGGCACGGCAACCTTCTCCATGTTGCGCAATCTGGCAAAGGGTGAAGGTGGCGAAGCGGATTTCTTTAAAGGCCTGGTCGCAAAAGGCTTGGGCTTCGACTGGTTCATGACGCAGAACGCGCCGACCTTCACCACTGGAACCCAGGGTGGAACGCCGGTGGTGAACGGCGCCGGACAAACCGGATCGTCCATTGCCACTTCCGGCTGGACCGCTTCGACCAATGTGCTCAACCAGGGCGATATTATTTTCTTCGCCGGGGTGCACCGCATTAACCCGCTGACCCGGCAATCGACCGGCGATCTGCGGCCCTTTGTCGTGCTGGCCGCCGTGACCTCGAATGGAACCGGACAGGCGAACATTCCGATTGGCTGCGTAGACGGCGATGGCATCACGCTCGCCGGACCATACCAGACCGTCGATGCATCGCCCGCGAACTCCGCCGCAATCACCGTGCAGGGCGCATCCGCTGTGCAGTCTTATCGCGGCGTGGCCTTCCACCCTGAAGCCTTTACCTTCGGCTGCGCGGATCTCGAAATGTACGAGAACCAGCACATCATGGAGATGAGCGCCGATAAAGAACTCGGCCTCGCCATCCGTATGTGGGGACAGCCCGACATCAACACCGATCGGTTGCTGATGCGGCTGGACGTGCTCGGCGGCTGGCTCACCATGTATCCGCAGGCCGCAGTGCGCGTCACCAGCTAGTTTCCAGTTCCAAAAATCCAACAGAAAAGAGAAAACCCTTACCATGAAACGAATCGCATCGCTTCTCGTAATTCTGGCGGGTTTGGCTGGAGCTAGCTTCGGCCAGACTGCGCTCACGCAAACCACCTTAGCCTCGGCGGTTTCCGGACCTGCTTTGTACTCCGGAACTTCGCCGACGATCTCGAGCACGATCACACTCACTAGCTGCACCGGCCTCGCCGGTCCCTTACTTCCCGGCACTCCCTCCTCCATCATCTACGTGGGGCGGGAAGCGATGGGCATCTGGTCGCTCAACACCACCAGTTGCACCGCAGTGGTCAATCGCGGCTACCTGGGAACGCAAGCTGCTCCACATCCTTCCGGGGATATGGTGCTCTATGGTCCAAACTACGCGACAACCATCGCGCAGGGCGGAAACCCGCTGCCATCGGGGCTTTTCCAGCAAGACCCTCCGGCAAACGGAACCTGCTCGCCCACACTGACGCCCGGCAGTCCTTGGGTGAACGCGCTGACCGGCGCGCAATGGTTGTGCTCGACGATCTCGAATACCTGGATTCCAGGCTTCGTGAATCCGTTGACCACCATCGTTGACGTTCCGAATACGGCAGTGGCTTCGGCGACCACAATCGTGCCGAGCGGCCCCTTCTTTCACTTGACGGGGACGACCACCGTGCAGACGATCACCACTCCCGTGGGCTGCGATGCCACGGCAGTGGGCGGTTGCCAGTTCACGGTGATCTGCGACGCGGCATGTGTCTGGAACGCCAGCGGAAACATCAGCGCCGCTTCAACCACCGTCGTGGCCCACACCTCAGTGACATTCAACTGGGATGCGGTCACATCGAAGTGGGTGCCGAGCACTCTGACCTAGTCGTAATTCTGTTGCCGCACGCTTCGGGCGTTGAGCGTCATCAGCGCCCTCCCTTTTCAATAAAACATTTTCGAGGAGATTTTTATGACGAACTTCAATTCGCACGGCGCTGATCTGGATGGCAAGTCGAAGATCGCACCAACCCCTTACGACGCGCACGAAAAGGCCACGCGCGGCGAACACGTTCCCACCACCAAAACCAGCCCGGACAAAACGACGGTGCAGGAGTATCCGAAGGCTGTCGATCACGTCGGTCATCCCTCTGGAGTCGGCAAGAAGCCGGTTGTCGTGAAGAGCGCCGAAGAAGAGCGCGCGTACAAAGCGTCGAAGGCGAAGTCAGCGCCTTCCGAATAGTTTGACGCGGCGCTGCAGAAATTCCTGATCGCCCTGAAACTCGCGGTCTCGCATTTCGTACCCAGCGCGCGGGCAGCCTCGCCTGTCGCAATACCACGTTTTATTTGTTTTTGAGAACTGGAGCGGCTCGCCGCACGAGCCGCACTTCGGTTTCTTTAGTTTTTTCACAATTCGAATTCTAGGAGAATCTCATGGCAACAAGCAACTTCAACATGGAAGACCCGGCAAAGCAGGAAGCGATTCGCCGCGGTCCCCACAAATACATCCCCACCGCAGGCAAGCACGGCAGCTACGTGCCCGAACCGTACAAGCATCAGGAGTATCCGAAGATGGTCTGCAAAGACCCGAAGCCCGAGTTTAAGGACTTCACTAAGGTAAACGGGGTCTCGATTCCGAGCGATGTTGCGCAGGCAAACTTCCAGACCGCAACCGCGGAGTGGGATCGCAAGATGACCAGCTCCGTCGTCAACTCCAAGGCCGAAGAGTCGGAGTGGCTGAAGAAAAACGGCTAGGAACTCAGAAGAGCTGCGGTTGCCGATTCGTCGGCTCTAGGCTCTCGCTTATTAGGCGATGAGTTTACGCGCGGACGGGAATGACCCGCCCAAAACCATCCCCACTCGGGGGGCGCAGTGGTTGTACGACGCCACCAAATCACCGCAGCAAGGAAATGTTAACCCATGCCCGATCTCGGCACCAGTAACCCGCTCGCTCTTTCCGCCACCGACTTCATCAAGTCGGGGCTGCGCCTGGTCGGAGCCTTGCGCTCCGGCCTCGGCCTGACGAATGACGAATTGAACGACTGCAAGCTGGTGCTGAATTCCATGCTCGACGCCTTCTCGATCGAGCGCACGCAAATCCCGGCAGTCGCGATCCAGACGCTCGATCAAAACCAGAAGGCACTCTCGCTGGTCGGCGGTCAAGCGTCGTACAAACTCGGCAATGTCAACGGCAACGAAGATTTTCTCTTGCCGCGGCCGTCGCGGGTGGAGCGCGTCTCCATCCTATACTCGGCTTCGCAGCAGACTCCGGTCGAACTGCCGATGGAGATGGTCGACGATGTGGGTTGGCAGGGCGTCTCGAACAAATCTTCGGACTCGCTTCTGCCGCAAGTCTGCTTCGTCGATCAGTCGATGGCCGTGTTCCCCGACATGGTGCTGTACTTCTGGCCGGTGCCGACACAGGCGAACCCGGTAATTCTCTATCTCTGGGGATTACTGCAGCAGTTCAGCGACCTCGAAGCTCCATTTTTATTTCCTCCGGGCTACGCCGAGATGCTGCGCTTCAACCTGGCGGTGCGGCTCGCGGCGGAGTTTCCCTGCGACATGCAGAAATTCCAGATCGTGCAGAAGCTCGCCTCCGATGCGAAGGCGCGCGTGGCCGGGATCAACGTGATGGGGAAAGAAGCGGTCTGCGATGAGGCCATCGTCGGCTCGAACGGGAAGATGGGGAACATCTACACCGGCACGGCGAACCGGAGCTTGAGATACTGACATGCGTTTTGACTTCTGCGGTCCCAGCTACAGGAGCGCTTCCCCTCTCGCCGACTCCGAGGACCTGATCAACTGGTATCTCGAACAGACAGAGTCACCGAACGCGCGCACGCAATACATTTTGCTGCGCACTCCGGGGCTCGCACTGTTTGCGAATCTTTCTACGGTCGCCGGGGTGGCGCTGCCTTCGGTGCGGGGATCGGGCACCTTCAGCGGGCGCACCTTCAAGGTTGCAGGCACCCACCTGTTCGAACTCACCGCGAACGGCGTCACCGATTATGGCGGATCGAGCGTCGCCAATAACAACATCGTGGACGATGGCCTCACGGTCACTATGTGCGCCGGGGGAACGGTGGGCGGCAACTATCCCTCGCAACTGCTGATCGCAAGCGGCGGCAACCTGACGGTGTTTTCGCTGGTGTCGAACTCTTACCAGGCGCTGACCACTCCACCGACTGAAGTGCTGATGGTCGATTTCATCAACGGATATTTTCTTGCGCTCTCGGTCGGCAACGTCTGGTCCTGCTCGAATCCCGAAGATGCGACCACCTGGCCGGGCACGGCAGTCACGGAAGTCTCGGTCTTCTCCGATCAACTGCTCGCGCTGATTTGCTCGAACGAGCTGGTGTGGGTCTTCGGGGCTAAGCGCGCAGTGGCTTACTACAACTCAGGAGCGGCGATCTTCCCTTTCGATGTCGCCTCGGGCGGGTTTATGGAAGTCGGCATCCTGGCGCAATTCTCGGCTCAGCGCGTAGCAACCAAGAGCGGAACGACGGTGATGTGGCTGGGCGGGGATGAGCGCGGCGGCTCGGGCATCATCTATGCCGCGAACGGTTTCACTCCGGTGCGCGTCTCCGATCACGGCTTCGAACACTGGATGGCATTGCAGGCGACAGTTTCAGACGCTGTCGGAATGGCGCGCCAGGAGGAAGGCCACAACTACTACGACCTCTGGTTTCCCTCGGCGAATGCCACCTGGACGCTCGATGCCGATCTCGGCACCTGGTCGAAGCGCAGCTCTCTCGTCAATGGCGCGCCCAGCGCACATCTCGCGCGCTGCCACACTTTCAATTTCGGATTGCACCTGATTGGCGATCGCACCAGCGGCAACGTGTATTCGATGAGCCGCAAATATTTCTCGGAGATGACCGGGCCGGGAGTCTCGACGCCGATCGTGCGCACCCGCATCGGCCCCACGATCTCGAATGAAGGCGGACAGATTCCGGTCGCGATCAACGAATTCCAGGTGGACTTCCAAACTGGTCTTGGGCCGCAACCACCGCTGCTTGATGGCAACCGCAAGCCGCGCGATCCGCTGGCGATTTTTTCCTACTCGGAAGACTTCGGCCAGACCTGGACGCCGGATCGCATGATCGCTTGCGGAAAAGCCGGCCAGTCGAAAGTCGTGGCCATCGACCGCCGCCTGGGGAGCTGGCGCAGCTGGACGCCCAAAGTTGTGGTTTCCGATCCGATCGATTGGTCAATCGCCGACGCCTACACTAACGGAACCCAAGATCAGAAGAAGCGCTGGGCGAAGTCGATTGCGG